GCTTTTGCCAACGGCGCGATAAAAGGCTGTCAGAACTGCGAGGACAGCATCAAGCGGGCCTATGCCGCATGTGGGTTTCCATACGGCGACGGCAAAGTGACGAAACTGAAATCATTTCTGATGAACAAACGGATGGTAGTCCGGGAAAATGGCACATATTCATACAACCCAGATTTTTATTACTGATTTAAGTTCGGTTCAGTACGGGGTGTATATATGTGAGCTGAACCCGAACCAAATCCCCAACACATATTTTCGATATGCTCAAAGAGATTAAATCAATCCCTTTAGCCGCCTTCTTGTCCCGTCTCGGACACGAGCCGGCGGCGAGAAAAGGAACGAGGCTCTGGTATAAGTCGCCGTTGCGACAGGAACGGACACCATCGTTCAAGGTTGAGACAATGCTCAACTGCTGGTATGACTTCGGTCTTGGCAAAGGGGGCAGCATCATAGACTTGGCAGCCGATATGTATCAGTCTACCGACCTGCGCCATCTCATGCGTTGCATCGCCAACAGCTATCCTGTGCCATCGGTACAGACAGTCGCCTCCCCTTTTCCCCAGCGACACTCTGCACCGGGTATGGAACGGTTTGAAGTCGTGCCACTGGAACACCGCGCACTTGTCGCATATCTCCAAGAACGTGGTATTCCGGCACACATCGCCAAGGCGAACTGCAAGGAGGCTCATTATAGCTTCAACGGTTCATCGCAAAGCGCTTTCGGAGCAGAGCGGAGAAAGAAACCATATTTTGCCGTGGTATTTGAGAATATCAGCGGAGGCTGGGAACTGCGCAACAGGTATTTCAAAGGTTGCCGAGGACGCAAGGACATCTCATATCTGCCGTGGTCGAGAGATGGCCCGTCAGCAGAGTGTGCCGTGTTCGAGGGATTCATTGATTACCTCTCGGCACTCACACTCGACATAATCAGCGAAGCCGACGCAATCATACTCAACTCGGTTGTCAATGTCAACAAGGCTGTGCCTCATCTCAAAGGCTACTCCGCCATTAACTGCTATCTTGACAACGACAATGCCGGACAAACAGCACTCGCCGAGTTGAAAGCCATATATGGCTCAATCGTGATTGACCGCTCCACACTCTACTCCGAGTCCAACGACTTGAATGATTTTCTTGTCAATCGAAGTTTCACTCCAAACACAATTTCCAATGAAAACAAATAAATCCACCGCATCCAAGTCAACAGAGTTGACTGATGCAACCAAATCCAAAGTATCAACTCTTAATTATGGGCAGGAAAACGAAGCGAGCATAATTGGGTTGGTGGATAATTGGACGGTTTGCCTTTATTTATAGGGAGTTACAGAGGTTTGGGAGGTTGGACGCTGGAAAAACGAAACGTGCAAAAAGTTGAATTTGGTTGAATTTTGGTTTAATTTCTGGGGCGCCCCCGTTAAATGGGGCTTTAATCGAGGTTTAATTCTGGTTTAATTTGGTTTAATCGGCTGGGCAAAATGGTGGCTGCGCGGCATCAAAACGCTGCCTCCTGACGACCGCCAGCTGGACGGCATAGAGCCGCTGGGCATGACCGCGAAAAACGGCGCGCCTGGCGGCTCTTTTTGCGTGGGTGGCATAGTTGGCTGGACGAGGCGCAAAGCGCACGACAGCGGGCTTATATGGGGGCGTGGCGGGATGTCCTGACGGCGTGGCGGCGACCATTTGCGCGCGGCCACGGAAATGACCCCTGGCGGGTGGTGTCTGGGTGGCCTCTGGAGGGGCGGCAGGGGCATGGCTGCGCGCTCATGGGCGACATGGCGACGGGTGGCAGGCGGGTGTTAACGGGGGTGTTAAATGCACCGTTAAACGGGCAGGGCTGGAGGCCGAAAAAAGCACCCAAAAAAGGGCGCATTTCGTAGCTGGTCGCGGGGTCAAAAACGGCCTAAAAATGGGGTTGGAGTGACAGTTGGGGTGACAAATGGGGTGACGATTTGTGCAAGCATCGACCCCTTTAAGGGAAAATAAGGCGGCAAAAACCGCGAAAAACGGGCAGAAACACCCCCTTTAATTCCATTTAACGCATAGGAAAAAGCACCCTAAAAATTGGGCGTAAGTGCGTTATATATCAGCGAGTTAAACGCATTTAACGGCGATTTGTCGTGCAGAAAACAGCGTTTTAAGGCTCATTTGGTTTATTCTGGGGCCAGCGTGGGGCATATATAGCCCACCCCATTACCCTGCATTTGCAGTAGTTTCGGTGCAGGCAGCATCGACACTTTTTTGTAGTCGGTCTTTAAGCTGTTTTATTTCAGCCCGCAGTTCCCCTATTTCGGTGGCCATTTCAATGATTTGCTCATCCTTTTCTTTTATAATCTGCACCAGCTCTTTGATTATGCCCGCGTGGTCGCTGTTCTCTGTTATTACGGGCTCCCTTTTGCAGAGTGGTTCTCCTTTACCCGTTAATAGCCATTCTGGCGAAAATTTGGTGAAGTTCTCGCATAGGGCAAACACCCATTTGGCCTGTATGTCTGTGTCGTTCTTAATTGCACGCGACAGTACGCCTTTGCTTGCGCCGATAATTCTCTCCATTTCGTTGATAGATAACCCCTCAATTCGGGCTATCGCCTGTATTCGGTCATTAAATTTTGTCATTGTGTTGAAATTTATCTCCAAAAAGTTTGTAGCGTTGAAAATTATCACTACCTTTGCAGCGTTGTAAGATATTACAGCGCGGCCAAAGTTACTAAAAAACGGCCACATAACGAAATTTACCAACCGTAAAATATTAAAGGACATGACACCCAGAAAGCAAATCGAAGTAAGCAAGCAGACCCGTGAAATGCTTGTAAAACTGTTTAAGACGACCAGCGTAAGCGTATGGCGCGCGCTGTCGTTCCGCGACAACAGCCCGAAGAGCCAGCGCATACGTCGCGCGGCAGAGCAGAACGGCGGCATCCTGTTAATGCTGACCCCTGCCATGGAGACCATACACGACGCGGACAAGTTCATGCGTCAGTATTTCCCCGCTGGCGTGATGATAGAGGCCGACAAAAACACGGGTCGCGTGGAGCTGCTTAAAAACGGGCGGTGCGTGAAGAGCTGGGACAGCGTGAAGCTGTCGGAGTTCCCGACCATTCAGCAGGAGGCCGTTAAACTCTGTGGAAATTCAGTCGTAACCCTCTAAAGTCTGGCACCATGGAAATGTATAACAGTGCGCTTTGCATAAGCCACGCGGAGCTGACCAGCGGCATAATGACAGCGGCCAATTTGCGCCAGCTGCAACACCGTGGGCAGGTTACGCAGGTGCGCCGCGCATGTTATGGCACCTGTGCGCTCTACGAGGTGGAGAGCCTGCCCGTGCAATACCGCGCGGAGGTTTACCGCCGCTTTCCTGACCTGAAAGAGCAGGCGGAGAGCAAGCCCTTTGTGGAGAGCGTGGAGCCAGACGGCAAGGCGATGCAGTTTTATGCCGACTACGTTTTGAGCGACGGGCGGCACCTGACGACCGAGAAACAAAAAGAGTATGCCAATAACTGCGCGGTGCTTCGGGCATTCGGTCAGATGCTGGAGCGTGCGAACAGCCACCGCATGAGACAGAGCAAAGCCAGGATGAACGCTGGGGAGTTCTGGGCAAAGGCCGCCGCCGCGCTGCCGCGCCTGTGCGACCGCTGGCCTAACAGCCTGCCGCAGTCGCCGCGCCGCCTGCGCATGAAGTATGCCGAATTTCAGCAGGTGGGCTATGAGTGCATGATTAGCCGCAAGTTCCAGAACAAGAACGCGGCCAAAGTGCTGGACGACGAGCAGACGGCAGCCATGCAGGTGCTTTTGGCACACCACAACAACCTGCCCGACACAGAGGTCGCCCGCCGCTATAACAGCGTGGCCAAGGTAAAAGGCTGGCCGCAGATAACAGCCAGCGCGGTGGCCGTGTGGCGCGAAAAATACGACCTGGTAACGGCAGCCGCCCGCAGGGGTGCAACGAATTTCAGGAACGAAAGGAGTATGCAGGTAAAACGCCGCCGCCCGACCGCGCCGTTCCTTATGTGGTCGCTTGACGGCTGGACATGCGAGCTGCTCTACCAGCAGACGACCGAGAACAAAAAAGGCCAGCGCACGACGACCTACCACAACCGCCTGACGCTGGAGGTGGTGCTCGACCCCTGCTGTAATTATCCCATAGGCTACGCCATAGGGAGCCACGAGACCCCCGCGCTTATTGCCGAAGCCCTGCGCAATGCCGCGCGGCACAGCCGCGAGCTGGTGGGCGTAATGATGCGGGCGTATCAGATACAGTGCGACCGCTACGCCATTAAGACCATGACAGACCTGTACCAGGTAATGTCGAAGCACGTAACGCCCGCCCGCGCGCACAATGCAAAGACAAAGCCCATCGAGCCATATTTCAACTACCTAAACACGACCTACTGCCAGAAGTTCGATAATTGGAGCGGCTTCGGCGTAACGACCAACCCGAAAAAGCAGCCGAACAGCGAAGCCCTGAACGCTCTACGCCACAGCTTCCCCGACGAGCAGGGGGTGCGCGAACAGATACACAAAATAATGGCCTATGAGCGCGCCAGCAAGCGCGCGCAGTTCATGCAGATGCTGGCCAACCTGAGCGACGAGCACCGCCTGCCGCTGTCAAAGGAAAATTATTTGCTGTATTTCGGAGCCACCACGGGCATGACCAACGCCATAGAGGGCTGCGGGCTGCGCCCGACGCTGTTAGGCATTAAGCGCGATTATGACACCTTCGACCTGACATTCAGAGAGCACGCCAGCGAAAAATGGCAGGTGCGCTTTGACCCCGACGACCTCACCGAGGTGCTGGCCGTGAATGAAGACGGCAACCGCCGTTACATGCTGCGCGAAAAGTATGTGCAGCCCATGGCATTGGCAGAGCGCAGAGAGGGGGACGCGGAGCAGCTGGAGGCCGTCAGAGCCTTTAACAAGCAGCTGGAAACGCACGTTACCGAGCAGCTGGGCGCGGCCTATAAGACGGTCGACCGCATGATACAGGACACGGACAGGCAGGAAGCCTTACTGTTAGGCCGTCTGCTGCTGACCGACAGCCACGGGCAGCACAAGCTCCCCGCCGCACAGCAGCGGTTAAGCCAGCAGGCCATTACGGACGTGGAGTATGAGACCGTGGAGCCAACGCCCGCCATGCCCGCAGGGTGGCAGGAGGAAGACCCCGAAAGCTACGACATATTTTAACCAACCATTTAACACCACATAAAAAGATGGTTAAGGACGAAAAAACGCAGATAGCCGCACGGCTCAAAGAATACTGCGAAAAAATGGGCAGCCAGAACAAAGCCGCCCGTAGCCTGAACGGCATAAGCACGGCGACCGTCAGCAAGATGCTGTCGGGACAGTGGGACACAATCAGCGACGAGCTGTGGCGCGCCCTGGCCGCCCAGATAGGCCACGACAGCAGCGCGTGGCAAATCGTGAAAACAGGAGCCTACAAGCGCATGGCCTTTTTAATGGAGCAGGCCAAGGAAGAGAGCCTCGTAATAGCCATAACGGGCTTTGCAGGCTGCGGCAAGACGGAGGCCATAAAGAGCTACGCGAAGAGCCGCCCCAACGTGTACCACCTTATGTGTTCCGAGTATTGGAACAGGCCGACGTTTATAAGCAAGCTGCTGCGCGCCCTGGGCAAGGACATGAGCGGCACGGTAAGCGAGCAAATGGACGCCATAGTGGAAACGCTAAACAGCGCAGATGCGCCGCTTATCATTCTGGACGAGGCCGACAAGCTGCGCGACCAGGTGCTCTATTTCTTTATATCGCTCTACAATCAGCTGGAGGGGCACTGCGGCATTATCATGGTCGCCACGGAGTACCTTAAAAAGCGCATAGAGCGCGGGGTCAGGCTGAAAAAGAAAGGCTATGAGGAAATATACAGCCGCATAGGCCGCAAGTTCGTGCAGCTCCAGGTAATCAACGGCGAAGACATTGCAGCCGTATGCAAGGCCAACGGGGTAACGGACGCGAAGACCATACAGGACATAATAGCGGGGGCAGAATGCGACCTGCGCCGCGTAAAGCGGGCAGTATGGGCGGCCAAAAAGAAAGAAGGCGCGGCATGACACTGCACGTTAAACGCCGCATGAGCGCGGCAGCGGTGCCCGCCCTGCTGGTTGAGTGGCTAAAGGACGACGGTCTGCCATTCGACATTGAGGTGTGCGCAGGCCGCCGCCGTCAGGGCGAGCGTCAGCTGGTCTTTACCATAACGGGCACGACCCAGGAAGACGTAACGGCCAAGGTGGAAGCCCTGGAGCACACCATAGCCAACCTAAACCATTAACGACATGCGCAGGGCGATAAGTAATAAGAACGTGATGCAGGCGAAGTTTGACACAGCCCCATTTACAGGGGCGTGGCTTGCGAGCCTGGGACGGCCAGAACTGCGGGGCGCGTGGATAGTGTACGGCGGCAGCGGGTCAGGCAAAACGACCTACGTAATGCAGCTGTGCAAATATCTTACGAATTTCGGCAGGGTGGCATACAACAGCCTGGAGCAGGGTCTGAGCTTGTCGCTACAAAAGGCATGGGAGCGCGTCGGCATGGAAGAGGCAGGCAGCAAAATAATACTGCTGTGCAAAGAGAGCCTGAAAGACATACGGGAACGACTGACGAAAAAGAACGCCCCCAACGTGGTGGTCATAGACAGCGTAAATTATTGGATAGGCTTCACCATGCGCGACTACACCCGCCTGAAAGACGACAACCCCAACACCCTGTTTGTCTTCATAGCCCACGAAGACAAAGGGCAGCCGAAGGGCAACATGGCTAAAAACATACGCTATGACGCAGACATAAAAATCCGCGTGGAGGGTTACAAAGCATTTGCCACGACCCGCTACGAGGACAGCGACAAAGGCGAGGGCGGCCAGGACTTCACAATCTGGGAGCAGGGCGCGCGCGAATATTGGGCAGAACTATAAAAGCATTACGACAATGAAAGAAAACAAGACCATGGACGAAATCCACCGCGGGCTGCTGAAAAAGTTTCACACGCTTTGCAGCGTGCTGGGCATGAGCGACGACGAGAAGCAGTCGCTCATAGAAGCCTACGGCGTGGAGAGCAGCAGGGACATAGACACGCACGACCTTGTAGACCTCTGCGGCAAGCTGTCTCGCCAGGCCAACGGGAAGCAGGCCGAATATGACAAGCTGCGCAAGCAGTGCATGGCGGCCATAGGCAGCTGGCTAAAGATGTGCGGGCGTGAAAGCAACGCCACAATCATTAAAGCCATAGCCTGCCGCGCGACGAAGCAGACCGACTTTAATAAAATACCCCTGGAGCGACTGCGCAACCTGGTGTATCTCTTCAACAACAAAGTAAAAGACCACGACGCAGTGGACGACGTAACCAACCCGCCGCAGAAGGTGGTGCTTATCTACAACACCGACGGCGGCCTAAACGCATTTAACTGAACAATGGACACAACCCCGACCATGCGCGAGACACAGCGCAGCATCAACGAGGCCACCATGGACATGGACACGGAAACATATTGCTGGTTCATGCGCGAGCTGGCACAATGGTGCGAGACCCAGGCCAATTTGCAGGAGTACCGCGAGGAGGCCGTCTTCGATGATAACGAGTAATAACCCCCAAATAACAACGACATGAGTAAAAAGAGAAAAACCATTAACGAGCAGCCGCCCCGCTGGGTTGGCTTCATGCTCAAAATTCCGACCGCGGAACAACTGCGCGCAGCTGCTGAAAGAATGGCCAGGGAAATGGCCGCCTGCAAAGGTAAATGCTACATAAGCGGAGCCATAGCCCACCATGACCTCAAGGAGCGCATGGACACATTCCAGCGTGCGGCTGTTGTGCTGGAGAAATCGGGCTACATGCCCGTTAACCCGTTTAACAACGGGGTGCCGCAGTCAGAGCATTGGACAGAGCACATGCGCGCGGACATAGGCCTGCTGCTGGGCTGTGATTATATCTACATGCTGAAAGGCTGGGAGCTGTCGAAAGGCTGCAAGCTGGAGCTTGACGTGGCCACCAGCTGCGGCATAAAGGTGCTATTTGAATGACCAACAAACCCAAAAAATAACAAAGTGATGAAACAAACAGTAAAAACCTACGTAGGGCTGGCCGTGAGCCTGCCGTTTGCCGTTGTAGGCGGCGCGCTGCTTATTGTCGGCGCAGTGTGTAACGTTATAGCCTCTATGGCTCTGGGACAGCCCAAGAACGCGCGAGACTACATGGACGTGATGAAGAGTTAAACACCCATTAAACCCCCGTTAAAAAATGGACGAAAAGAAAACAACGACTGTCGAAATGACGGCAGAGGAACAGGCACAGTTTGCTGCGTTCAAAGAAGAGCAGGAAAAGCGCGCGCGCCAGCAGCGACGCAAGGAAAACCGCGAAATGTACGCCCAGCTGGTGGACGAACAGGTGTCGTGCGCCATTCCAGAACTGCAAAGCCTTTCGGAGGCAATCAAGACCGTAAAAAATACGGTCTTCGAGAACTTCAAGGCGGTGCTGGACATAAAGGCCGACGTTATGAGCCTGACCAAAGAGGGCGGGCAGCACAGCCACACGTTTACGACCAGCGACGGCATGATGCGCATAACGCTGGGCAGTAACACGGTGGACGCATACCGCGACACAGTGGAAGACGGCATCGAAATGGTGCGGCAGTATATCGAGGGCATGGCCAAGGACGAGAACAGCCGCACGCTGGTTAACGCCGTGCTGCGTCTGCTGGCAAGAGACCAGAAGGGCACCCTGAAAGCCAGCCGCGTGCTCCAGCTTCGGAAAATGGCCGACGAAAGCGGCGACGAGACATTCCAGGAGGGTGTGCGCATAATCGAGGAGAGCTACCAGCCCGCCGAAACGAAGCAATACATTCGCGCGGAGTACAAGGACGACAAGGGCTGGCACATAATCCCCCTGTCGGTAACAGACGCATGACCATGGGCAGGGACATAAGAAAAGCGCGACCCCCATAAGCTAAAAGCCTGAAGCCCGCGCCCCCGATGAATTAAAGGACGAGCAAAGTTACGAATTTTTCGGGAAATGGGCAAGCCAAAACGCTACAAAAGCACAGAGGCGCGGGCAAAATTGATACGCGCCCTAACCGACCGTTATTACGAGCCAGGAAACAATGCAAAATGTTACAAGGCTGTGTGGAAAAAGTATATTAACCACATTTACCCGATGAGTTATAGAACATATCTAAATTACCTGAATATACCGACCGACCCACCAGCCCCACCACTCAACGAGCCGAATTTGTTCGGCGACATGTTGGACTAACCAGAAAAGCCCGTCAGCGCAGTGCTGGCGGGCTTTTTTCGTGTCGGAGGTGTTACGGGTCATTCTTTTATTTTGAGAGCCGCCACGACCACCTGCGTGGCCTTACGCTCTGCGGCAGTGAGCTGGGCGCGTGTGATGTAGCGGTCGATGCTTTCTATCAGTTCGGCGTGGTTGTGGTTGGTGGCCTGCCATGTCAGCATTAAGGTGCTGAAATTTTCGCCCGCCAGGGAGGCCATGGCGGCGTGCACTTTGTCGAGCAGGTCGAAGTAAGCCAGCGCGTCGGCCAGACGTTTGTCGCGGCAGCCTGCGGAGTATGCCACGGCGCGGGTAACGACGTGAAGGCGCACAGGTATGTCGGCCATGGCGCAGTGTCGGCTTTCCTGGCGCACGTCGTAGGGTTCAAACTCCACGAAGAGCGACGGCGTAGGCCATGCGGTGTTGTTGGTAATGTCGGCCAGGTGTTCGTTCCACAGGTCGATAAATTTAATTTCGGGCACGCGCTCTTTGATGCGCTGGGCAATGGCCAAAAAAATTTGCTTTCTCATTTTTTGAGGGTCTTTGTTATTTCCTGGTTGAATTGTTCCAGGTTGTCGTTTATTACTTTCTGAATAATTGATCGTGTCTCTTTGCCGTCGCCGACAAACTGACGCTGCGGCATGTTAATGGTGCGGCTGTGGCTCTTCACTGTGTACGTCTTCCCTCTTTTGCTTCGGCGGGTGTGCTGTCGGACAGTTACGGAGCCTTTCGCGCCCTCATTGTGGACGGTGGCGTAGGGCTGGTTAGATGTGAAGCGCACGCCGTCGGGAGTCTCTTTGGCCTGTATTGACCTGCGGAGGCTTCCCGTAACGACCAGGAGGGAGCCGAGGGCGTTTGGGTCTTTGCGCTTTTTCCACTTTTTGGTAAAGAATGCCTTGCGCGTAAAATTGCGGTCAAACTCTTCGGCCAGCTCCACGCGCATGTCGCTAATAATGTCTTTTTTGAGCTGCTGGGCGTTACGCATTGTTATTTTTTACGATTATATTTTTGTATGTCAGTAATAAATAGTAAATTTGTGGCATGATGAAAACCAATGTACCCACAGCCGTGCAGAATGCGGCAAAGGAGCTAACGGACTTGTACGGCTCTAATTTCGCCTACCTGGGTCAGTATGAGGGACGCGCTGTCTGGCGTTACTGTTTTCCCGAAGATACCGACACGGGCTTTCCGTTTGTCTACCTGTACGGGGACGGCCATGTCGAGGAGGTAACAGGCCGCCAGGCTCTGCGCTTAATCAGTCGCTTTGTCAAAGATTGATAAAAATTTCTTATTAAAAATTTTGTTGTCTATCCTTAAAATGCCCCGCTTACGGTAGGGCACTGCGCCGCCGTCGTTGCACAGTTCGTCAATGGGTCGCTTTGCGCCCAGCGCGGCACTATACACCTGGGGCTCGATGTAGGCCAGCGTGCCGTCCTCAAACCTCTGTAAAATGGTGGCATGACCGCCGCCGCCTTTCCAGCCGATAGTAAGGACATAAACGCCCTGCTCTTTGCACGTTTCCTCAAAATATTCTTTGTAACGCTTCGCGTTCATGCGCTTGTAGCCTTTAGCGGCCATCCAATCCACAGTGAGCACGCCAGAACATGCGGAGCCGTCAGGGTTAAGCCATGCCTCAAACGACCGCTGCCGCGCCAGATATTGGGACAGGGAGCCGCTGGTGTTACCTTTGGCCGTCAGATTAAAGCCGCGCAGGCGCAGCATGTAGGCAGGGGCGCACGTCTGGCAATTTATGCTATATTCATAGCCTTTGCCGTGTTTGGGGTTGGCACTCTGTTTGTCGGCATCTTCCACGGACATGGCCGCGCCTTTTTTCATGGCCAGCTCGTTTTCAATTTCGACGCAGTTCTGGGCTATGGCTTCGCGTTCCGTGTCGGTCAGGTAGCTGGGCAGTTCTGCTTTATAGCGAGCCTTGCGCTGCTCTTCGCTTTCGGCCTTTGCCACCTCTGTAATTACTTTTTTCGCGGCTTTGGGTGCCTTATAATAGGGGTGTTTGGGCGGGAACAGTTTCAGGGTCTTACCAGCGTTAAAGCGGAAAATCTGCTGTTTGGCCGCTTCGGTAGAGTTGTCGCCCAGACGCATGGCCTGCACGGGGTCGCTGGTGGTGTATTTGTCGCGGCGCACCTGCACGGCGGTGCAACGGCAGCCCCAGCCATTCGGGGGGTAGTATTTGTCCCAGAACGGGTCGGAGGGGGGCAGGGTTATGCCGTCCATGAGGGCGTGGTCTTCGCGCACGCGGTCGTCCTGTGCCGTGCGGTACTGCAACAGGTAGCGGTCGCCGTCGGCGGCAATGCCGACCCAGCGGGCGGCCATTTGGGCGGTGCCGACGGCGTGTTTATATTCGGCGTAAAGATAGTTTGTGTTATAGGTGGCGTTAATCTTTTGCACGTCGGCCTGAAAGTCGCTATAACTTTTAATTTCGCCTTTGTCGTTGACCAGCGACAGGCCTATTTCCCGCATGGCATGGAACGTCTTAAAGCCTGAAAAAATAAAGCTGTTTTCTTCCAGGGCATAGCGCAGGGTGTCGGGCACGTCGGTGGGCAGATGTGCATCGACGCCCAGCTGAATGGCGGCCACAGTCTCACTTATGAGCTTACGGGCGGCGGGGTCAGCAATCTGGTTAATGTCGAAGCCGCCAGCATCGTAAATGAGTTTGGCCACGGCATCGAAGACGGAGGGGTCAAGGCTGGGCATATCGTCGGCGGCCAGCTGGAGGGTGTCGTCTTCATAAAGGCTGTTAACGGCTGCATGGAACGCCCCGTAACTATTGCGCAGGTGAGCAGCCAGCGCGGGGCTTACGCGAAAAAAGAGTCGGGCTGTGTTTTCTTTTCGCGCACGCCAACAATGGGCACGTTATATTTGTCGGTAAAATATTGGGGGTCTATTTCGTAATATTCCAGGAGCACGCGCTCCATTTCGCGCTGCTCTGACGGGGTAAAGGCCGCCGCGTCGTCCCATTCAAAGCGGAGGCCGCCGACGGGGAAGCCGTGCGCCAGCATGAACGGCAGCAGGTGGTCGTTAACGTTATTGGCCAGCATCTTTTTGTCGGCTTCAATGACATTCTCGAACACGTCGAGGTGCGTTTCAGACTGTGAAAGCGAGCTGCCCGCGTCTATGGTCATAGTCTGGTTTAGAATGCCTTTTGAAATTTCGCTGTTACAGCGGTCGACTCGCTTGTCATAGACGTTATAAGCATCGCCACGGCTGCTCTCTTTAATTTCAATTTCGGTGCCGTCGGGGAAGAGGCCCCAAAACGCGCTGCCCATGTTTTCGAGTGCACTTTCGATTTTTGCGCGCTCTGCATCGTCGGTCGTGGTGGCTTTGGCTATACGCATAGGCGCGCCGAATATTTCGCCGAACATGTCCCAAAACCCCAGCATGTTTTTTTTGCTTATGCACTGCGGGGCGCATTTCAGGAGCAGGCCCAGGTCGTTGGGTTTGCCAATTTCAAGGCACCAGCTGGCAAGTTCGCCATCGCGGTACGGTATGCCGCTGCGCCAATCGTCGCCCATGTTACGCAGCAGCATACCATGTTCCTGGCACACATGTTTGCGGGGCACCAGCTCCACGCCATCAAAGGTCAGGCCGTCGGCGGTCTTCACAATGTCGCCAAACTGCACCAGGGAGTGGCCCCAGAAGCGGGAGTCGAGGGCCAGCGAGCAGTAATCGTTAAACCATTCGCGCTCAAACAGGGCCGTGGCCTTTTCCACCTCTTTGCCGTCGGCACCGACCAGGCGAAATTTTTGCTTTAGCACCATGCCTTTACGCTGGCCAATACAGCCCTCGAGGTGGAGGTCAACCAGGCAATCGGTGTAAATGTCGTAAAGGTTCTGGCGTTTGGGGTTATCTACGTTAATAGCCATTTGCCAGGCCTGCCGCCACATGCCCACGTCCTTTTTTGTCAGGCTGTCGGTCTGGCGTATGAGTTCGGCAGTGAGGCGGCGGCCCTCTCTGCTTTTGACAAATTCGGCAATGCGGCGCACCTCTGTGGAGCTGTACGCCTGGCCGCCTGTAAAGATATTGCCAATTTGCTGTAAAATGTTCATTTAACAGGTGTTTAACGGTTGGATAATTACCATGTGCAGCGGCCTATTTTGTCAAGGCCAGAGCCGAAGCGTACGGGGTTATGGCTGTCGGTGTCGCCGCTGTCGTCTATGTATTTGGGCATGTCTGGGGAGGCTTTGGAGGCCTGCACGTCGCGCAGCCACTTTATGCTGTCTTCATAGAGCTGCTCACGTCGGTCGCTGCCCATAGACTGCGGCAGGCGGTGCACCATGATATAAAGCGTAATGTTAACGGCGCAGTCCACCAGCATGGGGTTGCGGCAGCTGCCTGTTTGGGCAAAAGCCTTTTGCATGTCGTAGCGGTCGCGGGTGTAGCTGCTTATTTTCTCCATTGCGGCCAATTCGGCCTGCTGTCGTATGTCGGTGTGCGCCTGGAGCTGTTCAAACTCGAAGTCGTCGCACACGGCCTTATAATCGTCGTCGGTCAGGAACATGGGGCACTACTTTTTGAGGGGTTGGGGGTTCGCTTCAAAAATGGCAATTTTGCGGGCCGTTTCGGCGGTAAAGCCTTTTGCAAAGCGGTGCTGTGCAATGAGCTTTTTAACGCCCTGCATAGAGACGACCACGGGCCTGCCGTTTTTAACGAGCACCAGGTATTTACGGCGGTAGGTGTTTGCATCGTGCTGCGCCTGCTTAACGGCGCGCTTTTTGCGCCACTCAAAGAGCCAGGCGCGTGTGAGCTTTGAAATAAAATTTACCATGTTACATTTTTTGCGTTTCGCCGTTTTCCGAAAGACGGCGTGAAGTTTGTAATTTTTGAATGCTTTTGCAGTATGGAGATAGCGGCCTCGTCAGCGTCGGGGGCATCGTCGTGGCCGCGCATACCTTTTTGGAATGCCAGCGTCTGGTCAAGGCCGCGCAGCATGTCGGGGTCGTCTTTTTGGCTGTCGTCGTAAAAGACGAAGCCACGCTCCCACAGCGGGGCGGCTGCCTCAATGCGCTGGAACTTATCAGGCTTTTTGCGTTTGTCGCCAATAATGGGCAGCTGGTAGCCGCGCAGTTCGCCTTCCTTTTTGAAGTCGTCCATTAACATGTCCTGCATGAAATTGGCCTCTACATAGTATTTAATGGCAATGCCCTGGCGGCCCGCCCATTCGTAGAGGTCATAAACCCAGCGCACCATTTCGGCCACTGTGGCCTGTCGCACGAAAGCGCGCAGGTGCCAGAGCTGGCCGCCCTGCACTTTGCCCCAGAGCTTCGCGGCCTTATAGTCGTTTTTCTGCGTGCTCTTCCAGCTGGGGTCGATATACAGGACTATTTCGTCAAACTGCCGCCACTGTGGCCGACGCGCCCAGCGTATCCATTCAGAACGGAAGACGGCACCCTCCACAATGGGGTTGTTCATATACTCTTTTTGGAAAGACCTATAACCCTGAAAGTCTTCAATGGCCTGCACCTCTTCGCGCGTCCATTTAGCGGCCCACGACACATTGCCGTTTGCATCTAAAATATTGACCTGCGAGACGCGCACGCCTTTGGTGTCGGAAATCTTTTGCAGGACGCTGTTTTTGGCTATCAAGTTACCGACCATAATAAAGCGGCCACGGCCACCGTCAAGCGCGCCGAACAGGGCCTCTTTGACCCAATCAGTAAGACGCTGCACGCGGTTGGGGTTTTCGCACAGTTCGTCGTCGTCCAGGTCGTCTATAACAATATAGTCAGGGCGGTGGGAGCGGTAGCGAAGACCACGGGGCGACTGACCACGGCCACGGGCAAAAAAGGCGGTGCCGTCTTTGGTTACAAATTCGCCTGTTTCCCATGAGCCGCTGTTGTACTGTTCGCCGAAGTCGTTAATATAACGCTGGTTATATTGTAACTCGGCCTGCAAGTCAGCCAGCAGGGTGTTTGCGTTGTCTTCGCTTTTGCCGACGAGCACCATTACGTTAATTTCGCGCTGTTCCTGGCATTTCAGCCACAGGGGGATAAATATGTCCAGGTGCGTGGATTTGGCCGCGCCACGGTGCCAGCGGTAAACGGCGCGCAGGTTTTTGTTTGCCTTTACCTCTTTAGCGGCCTTAATGTGGAAAGGCGCGCACGGGGTCTGCACGCCTGTTTGTGGGTTCTGGGTGTAGTGCGGGAAATAGTAATCGACAAACGCGGCATAATCGGCACGCACGCGCTTAATGCGCTGCTCCCGGTGGGCGTTTGTTTCGCCGCGCCCTATCATGGTGGCCGTCTGCACGTCGGCGCAGTGCTGTTTCCACAGTTCGAGGGCCTCTTTTCGGGTCAGTTTGTCGTAGTTCGGCATGTTATTTTATAAGTTTGTTTTGCATCAGATAATCGATATATTGGTTGTGGTAGCGGTTAATGGTTTTGAGCAGTTCGGGCGTAATTTCGTCGTCAAACTGCGCCTGAAATTGTAACCATTTGCTGAATGCCATAAATACCTCGATAACATCTACTATGCTGGTGTGTTTGTCCAGCTTTTCGATAGTGGCCGAGAATTTGGCCAGCTTATCGCCCAGGCCGTTAATGGCTGTGGGGTCGTCGCTTGTGTTTACTGTCTCAAGCATTTTGTCAATGGTGCGCAGCAGTTTGTTTACGAGTTCGGGGCGCGTAATATTCTGCGCCGCGCGCTGTTCCTGCCAGCCCTCATTATTGACCCACTTTGTAATGGTCTGTGCGCTTATACCTGTTTTTTCAGCGATAACCTTTTGACTGTCGCCCTGCATGAATAAAATGCGGGCGTAGTCTTTTTTTTCTTCACGCTCTCTTTTTGTGGCCATTCATATTTTTAATGTAGTTATGCGGCGCATGGGAGGCCCAAACGCTGCGGGTTGTTATTACTGTTTATTCGGTGCAAAATTGGGCCAATATTGCGAGAATAAAAAAAAGAGTGTCAAGAGTTTACACTCTTTTTGCGGGTGAAACGAAAAGGTCGCAAATTTGCCGCGAAAGTCAAGACATTGCGGCGTAGAGCAGCGGTAGCTCGGGAGGTTCATTCCCTCCAGGTCGCAGGTTCGAGTCCTGCCGCCGCCACAACCCATTTTAGTGAACGACCGACGGAACAGGCGGCGGCCCATTAAGTGCATTTAATAGGGTTTTGCACAGGGTCGCCTTCCTGCCGTCATTAAAAGACCATGCAACGAATGGCAAAAGAAATGATAATTAGCACCAGCCGCCTGAACAGCTACGGCAGCCGTGTAATAACTGCGGGCATCGACATAACGCAGTTTGTCAAAAATCCCGTGCTGCTGTGGATGCACCGTAGGAGCTTCCACGACGGCAACCCGCTGCCCATTGGGCGCGTGGAAAATGTGCATTTTGACGGGGACGCGCTTAAAGGCACGCCCGTTTTTGACGTAAACGACCCATTCGCCAAACAGGTGGCCGACAAATACGACAACGGCTTCCTGAAAATGTGCAGCGCAGGGCTGGACATCATAGAGACGAGCGTCGACCCCGCGCACCTGCTGCCAGGTCAGACGCGCGCCACGGTGCTGCGCTCCAAACTTACAGAGGTCAGCATTGTGGACATCGGCAGCAACGACGACGCATTGCAGCTGTCAAACAGCGGCCAGCTGCTGACGCTGGCAGCAGGCGAAGCCAGCGAGGCCCTGCCCCTGCTGGAGCTGACCAAGGCCGACGACAAGGCCGACAACAAAGAAGAGAACACCGACGGCAAAAAGCCCGAGGCCAATATTAACAAAAACAGTAATAACAAACGCATGAAAAAAGAGACATTACAGCTGCTCGGTCTGACCGAAGACGCGACCGAGGAGCAGGTGCACAATGCGGTGCAGCTGCTTAAAAACAATGCCGACAAGGCCAAGAGCATGGAGCTGGCCGCCGTTACGGCAGTCGTTGACCAGGCGGTCAAGGACAAACGTATCACCGAAGCCAAGCGCGACCACTTCATCACCCTGGGCAAGAGCGTAGGCGTGGAACAGCTTACGGCCACGCTGGAGTGCATGGCCCCCGCCACAAAGCCCCTCAACCTTATCAACCCGACCGACGGCAGCCATGGCCAGCCCGCAGGCGAACACAAGACCTATGCCAAGCTGTCGGAGGTGCCCGCCGACAAAATCGAAACACTCAAAGACGAAAACCCGCAGGAGTATGCCCGCCTGTATAAGGCCGAATATGGCATCGACCTGCCGCGCTAAACTGTTCCGCTAAACGACCGTTAAACACCAATTAAATAACAAATAACAACCACAAAAAGCAATGAAAGCAATTTTCAAAATTTTCAGCTGTTTATGCGTGCTGCTTGCAGGCATCGGCGTAAACAGTGCCATGGGAGCCACACTTTCCTGCGCCGTGGGCGGCACGCCTGCCGTGGACGCACTTGTAGCTAACGGCGTGGCCCTGGTGGCTGGCAGCTTCATGCCCGCAGGCTCTTTGCACGCTGGAGTGCTCACAGAGATATGGACGGGCGAAATGATTAAGGCCTTCCGCACTGTGCCCGAAGCTCTGGGCTGGTACGACCGCATCCGCTCTTACGACCAATACGTGGAAAATGACGTTATCCACTTCACCGAGATAGGCGGCGACCCCAAAGTGCTGGTTAATAACACCACCTACCCGCTTAACATTACGGCCCTGGAAGACGCAGACAAGCCCGTCAGCCTGGATAAATTCGACACCGAGGCGACCCCCGTAACAGACGACGAGCTCCACGCGGTCAGCTACGACAAAATGGCCAGCGTGCAGGAACGCCACCGCGAAGCCATTAAGGAGAAAGTGAGACAGAAAGCCATACACGCCATCGCGCCCGACAAGCACGAAGCAGGCAAGACCATTGTCCTGCGCACCACAGGCGAAAAGGACACCGCCGCCCTGCGCAAACGTCTGGTCCCCGCCGACATCATAGCATTAAAGGCCGCATTCGACGCTATGGGCACCCCCTCAACCGACCGCGTGCTGGTACTGTGCAGCGCACACATTAACGACCTGCTGCTGACCGACCAGAAATTCCGCGACGCTTACAACATCAACCAGACAGAGGGCAAAATCGCCCGCCTCTACGGCTTCGACATCTACGAGTATAACGGCACGCCTTACTACACCAGCGCAGGCAATAAAAAGGCCTGGGGCACCGCTGCCGCCACTACCGACCGCCAGGCCTCTGTGGCATTCCACGTGGGCAGCATGATGAAAGCCAACGGCAGCGTGAAAATGTACTACCAGGAGGCCCAGACCGACCCGCTCTACCACCGCAACCTGGTGAACTTCCGCAAGTGGGGCATCTGCCTGCCTCTTAAAGCAGACCAGACCCGCGCCGCTATCGTCAGCACCGTAGAGACTGCCTAACCACTGCCCGCATGAAACGAGAGTTAAAATATTTAGTTATTCACTGCACAGCCACCAAGGAGGGGCGCGACGTGTCGGCGGACGAAATACGCCGCTGGCACACGTCGCCCGTCTCTAAAGGTGGCCGTGGGTGGAAGCAGGTAGGTTATACCGACCTAATCCACCTAAACGGCAGTGTGGAACGTCTGGTCGCCAACAACGAGGACGCATGGGTGGACGATTGGGAAATCACCAACGGCGCAAAAGGCTACAACAGCGTGAGCCGCCATGTGGTCTATGCTGGCGGCACTATCGACGGCAAGACACCCAAGGACACCCGCACCCCCGCACAGAAGGCGGCCCTGGAAAAGTACGTTAAAGACTTCCACGCGGCCCACCCTAACGTGAAAATAATCGGCCATAATCAGGTAGCCGCAAAAGCCTGCCCGTCATTCGACGTGGCCGCCTGGCTCCAGAGCATCGGCATTAAACAGTAACAAACCCGCTGAATGAGCACCCTAACGACAATTTTACTTGCAATAATCGGCAGCAGTGTAATAGCCGCCCCGCTGGGCGCATGGTTAGGTTCCATATTAACCCGCGACAAATACAAGGCCGAAATCGACCAGCTGCGTGCAGAGGTGGCCTCTAAAATGTCAGCCGTGGAAAATTCAGAGCTGGACAACGTGCGCAAAGCAAACCAAATGCTGGTAGAAACAGTCGTTGAGCCGCTCCAAAAGGAAATAACAAGCCTAAGACGCAATGTTGACAAATTCCGCAAAGCTATTGAAAAAATCCCTGGCTGCCCTCATGCTAACGAGTGCCCTGTGTCTCGCCAGCTGTGGGACGACCAAGGAGGCGACGACGACCCAAAAGGCGCAGAGTAACACCGCCGTGGCCGCCGCCACCGACAGCGTGGGAGTAACAACAACGGCGACGCAGGACATAATAAAGGCGCAGGTGGACAGTCTGTTCGAGGCTGCCTTTAGGCACAAATTTGAGAACGAAAGAGAGGCAAGCGTAGAACAGACCCTGCACCTTTTGCTATTTGACACGACGCAACCAGCTGACACCACCACAGGACTGCCGCCCGTAAAGGCAGCATTAACACAAACCACTGCGGCCAAGCATCGGGCAAAGACCGAAAGCGAGGCACAGGCCGACGTTAAAGCAGAACTGACAAAGGCACAGACCGACAGCACCAAGACCATGGGCCAAAGCGCGGCCCATGTAACCACCGAGGCGCAGGCGACCATGGCCGCGAAGAGTGAGAGCGTGGCCCATGAGAAGACCAAGCGCAGCAGCTGGAAGCTGTGGGCGGTGTCTGCCCTGGTAACAGCGGCACTTATAGCGGTCTGCGCTCTTTACCTACGGAGAAAATTAAACAAAATCAAACAGTAACAAATGAACAGTTTAGACATCAAACGACAGAACGGCAACGTCCCCAAAACGCTGGCAGGTCAAGACCATGTGTCGGGCATGATTTTTTATGTCAATTCGGCAGACATACCCGACAGCTTCAAGACCGCGCCCGTGCAGGCTGTCAGCACCATAGACGGGGCCGAAGCGTTAGGCATTACCAGCGACGCCGCCTCATGGGCCACCAAGGTAATGCACTACCAGCTGTCCGAAATATTCCGCATTAACGACGGCATAAGCCTGTACGTGGGCATTTTCACCAAACCCGAAACGCACACATTTGCAGAGCTGGCCACCATGCAGAACTACGCCAACGGCGCAATTCGACAGTTCGGCATTTGGGACGGCCTTACGGCCCTGACCGCCGAAAACGTAACCCTGCTCCAGGCCAAGGCCGACGCGCTGGACTTAAACAACGCCCCCGCGTCGGTAGGCTATGCACCGAGCCTGAAAACAGGCTACCAGCAGCTCGACAAACTCAAAATCGCCAACGCTGCCCCGCGTGTGTCGGTCATTATCGCCCAGGCTGGCGGCGACACAGACACGGGCGCGCTGCTCTTCGCCGACAGCACCAACAAGACGACTAAAAACGCAGTTAGCTGCATCGGCGTATGGCTGGGCCACGTGTCGGCGGCTGCTGTGCATGAAAGCATTTCATGGGTTAAGAAATTCCCGTCGGGCATCAGTCTGCCCGCATTAAGCGACGGCACCGAGGTGCGCAACATCGACAAGGCCTGGCTGGAAAAACTGGACGGTGCGCGCTACCTCTTCCTGACCCCCATTGTGGGGGTAGCTGGCAGCTATTGGAACGACAGCCATAACATGGCCGCCGCCATTAGCGACTACAACGCCATCGAGCTGGTGCGCACCATGGACAAAGCGTGCCGTGGCATTCGCACCTACCTGACCCCAGAGCTGGGCGGTAACGTTTACATCGACGCAGAAACGGGCAAGCTCCAGCCTTATACCGTTTCGCACCTGGAAACGACCGCAAACAAGGCCCTGGAAAACATGGAAAAGGCGGGCGAGCTTTCGGGCTACGAAGCCAAAATCGACCCTGAGCAGGACGTTTTAAGCAACAGCACCATCGAGGTGGTCATTAAAAACGTGCCTGTGGGTGTAATCCGCAAAATCAAAGTAAAAATCGGCTACGTCAAATCACTGTAATACCACTGTAAAATGATAGGTAATAACGGCATACCGTATGTAAACGGCAAATTATATGATTGGGCAGACATCGTTACTGCCATTGCTGGCGTGCCTGTTACGGGCATTACAGCTATCGAATACAAGGACGACCAGGACATCGTAACAAAGTACGGCGCGGGCCGCTACCCCGTAGGCTATGCCAAAGGCCGCATAACCTGCACGGGTAAAATTACCCTCTACCAGGAAGAGGTGGAGGCCATACAGCGGCAAAGCCCCACAGGCCGTCTCCAGGACATTGCCCCGTTTGACATCGGGGTTAACTACCTGCCCGACACGGGCATCGTAACAAAAGACAAGCTGCGCAATGTCATGTTTAAGAACAACGGGCGCGGCTGGAAAGAGGGCGACACGGGCCAGGAGATTGAAATCGACCTGGTAATGTCGCACATCGATTGGAATAAATAACCGCTGGCGGTGGGGCGGCCCACCAGACCGACCCCACGGCCACCGCATAACAACACATTAAAGACCCATTAAAGCCCATTAAAATGAACACAGACACCACCCCTGCACCCGCAGAAAAACGCACCTACGAAGGCAGCGTAACAACAGAACAAATTAACAAATGGAAAGCGCAGCACCGCCGCGTTACCCGCATCGACGTGGAAGACAGCGGCGACCTGCATATCGGCTATTTTAAGCGACCGAGCATGGAGACCATGGCAGCAGTCAACAAGCTGGCCAAGTCAGACGAAATGAAGAGCGCGCAGACCCTCTTCGACGGCTGCTGGCTGGGCGGTAGTGAAGAGCTGCGCCACGACGCTGTGCTCTTTACTGCATGTATGGGCCAGCTTAATGTAGCCTTTGCCTCTGTCTCTGCCAGCCTAAAAAACTTATAGAGGCACACCAGCTGAACGAGCGGGACGACGTGGAAGACGCGCCCGAGGACGGCTTTTTGAAAGCCTGCGCCCTCATACGGGCAAACTTCCACCTCGACCCCACAGCTGTGAGTGCCGAAGACTTCGCAACGCATTACGCCGCTGCCGTATGGCTGGAAAATTGGAGGCTTAAACGACAGGCCCAAATGATAGCCGCTTTATTTAGCGACGGGAAAAATGGTCATGGATAAATGCCACAGCAAACCTAACCACCAGCACCAGCGGAGCCACAATGAAAAGGCAGCACGCAATGGCAGTTAAGGCTTTCAGAATAAACACGATTATAGCTTCAAACATGGCATGTAACATTTAACAGTGTTGCAAATATAATAAAAATAATTGACATGCAAGCATTTGATTATATTTTTAACATCGGTGGCGACTTCCAGGCAAAGGTCGACAACATGAACAGAGCCGTCGGCGAGTTTTCGGGTAAAATGGAAAACGCGCAGGGCTGGGTGTTGTCTTTTGCCCAGAAGCTGGCCACATTCGACCTTGCATGTGGCTATGTTGAACGCCTGGCAGGCACCCTTGAGGGGCTTTCGACCAGCGGCGTGGCTCTGGACAGCCAAATGCACGACCTGTCCGCCGTGGCAGGCGTTACGGGCGACGCGCTCAAAGAAATAGAGGGCTACGCCCGACAGAGCGCGAAAACCTTTGGAACGGACGCCGCCGTGGCCGTGGAGGGTTACAAACTGCTGCTGTCGCAGCTGACCCCAGAGCTGGGCAAATGCCCCGAAGCTCTGCAATCCATGGGCAACAGCATTCAGATAACGAGCAAACTTATGGGCGGCGACGGAGTGGCCGCCGCCCAGGTGCTCACTACCGCCATGAACCAATACGGCGTGAGCCTGGACGACCCCATAGCAGCCAGCAAGACCATGGCCGACATGATGAACACCATGGCGGCGGCAGGTCAGGCAGGCAGCGCGGAGCTGCCCGCTATCAAGTCAGCCCTGGAGCAGTGCGGTATGGCCGCCAAAGCCGCTAACGTCAGCTTTGAAGAGACCAACGCCGCCATTCAGGTGCTGGACAAAGCAGGTAAAAAAGGCAGCGAGGGCGGCGTGGCTCTGCGCAATACCCTGGCCATATTGGGGCAGGGAAGATTTTTGCCTAAAGACACCCGCGAAGAGCTGGAGGCCGCAGGCATCGACGTGCTGGCATTGGGCGACAAGACCAAGAGCCTGAAGGAACGCCTGGACATGCTTAAACCCGTGCTGAACGACAGCGCGCTGTTTAGTAAACTCTTCGGCATGGAGAACGCCAACGCCGCGCGCGCCCTGGTGCAGGGCAGCGACCAGCTGGCGGCCTTTACCGAGGCCGTAACAGGCACCCAGAGCGCAGAAGAGCAGGCCGCCATCGTAATGGACAGCTACGCCGAAAAGCAGGCGCGTATAAACCAGCAAATCGAGGACGTAAAAATTAGCATCTTCCAAGCTACGGGCGGCGCGACCATGTGGGCGGGTGCCCTGGCTGGCGTGCTAGTGCCCGTGGCGCAAATGATACCGCTATTTTCAGGCCTGGGCAGTCTTATGACGTGGATTAAGGGCATACAGTGGGCGAACATGTGGGGCAGCATTCGCGGCTTTATGTACGCCGCCCGCATTCAGGCCATGTTAATGAACCGCGAGCTCCTGACGGGTCAGTTCGTTAGCAACGGGTTTATGATAAACATAACCCGCGCCACGCTGGCCGTGGTACGCTTCGCCACCGTCGGCATATTGCAGGGGCTTAAAGCCCTGGGGTCGTTCCTGCTGTCGCTGGTAACGACGGGCGGCGCGTCGGCCACATTCGCGGGCATAGCGTCGGCATCATTCGGAGCGTTTAAGCTGTCAGCCGTTACGGCCTGCCGCGCCGTCAGTGTGGCCATTATGAACATACCCATTGTCGGCTGGATAGCTGCGGCCATTGCCGCGCTCATAGCCGTGGGCGTTTACTTTTGGAACACGTCGGCCAAGTTCCGCGCCGTGCTCAAGGGCACATGGGCGGCATTTAAGGCCTGTTTTACGGGCATCGGCGACATGGCCAAGGCCGTGTTTGGTGCCATAGGCGACCTTATTAAGGCGGCTTTCAGTCTGGACGCTAACGGCATTTCGGCGGCTCTGGGCAAGCTTAAAGCGGGCTTTTCCGACTATGGCAAGCAGATAGGCCAGGCCTTTAGCGAAGCATATAACGAGGAAATGGCCAACGCCCAAAAGGAGCAGGCCGCAAAGAACAAAAAGGCACCGCAGACCCCTACGCCTGCCGCAGTTCCGACCGCGCCCGTTACCCCCAGCGTGCCCACAGTGCCCTCCCCGACGGCAGGTGCCCCCAGCATAACGGGCGGCAAAGCTGGCGGCGGTGGCGGCTCTGCCAGCACGGGCGGCGACAAGGTGCGAAACATAACAATTAACATCGAGCGAATGGTGGACAAATTCGAGGTGCACACGACCACATTAAGCCAGGGCGCAGAGCAGGCAAAGGAAATGGTCGCCGAGCTCTTAATGTCCGCGCTCAACGATACCCAATTAGCCTAATATGTTACCGCTTAATTTCAATTTTGTAACCGTCGCAGCAGTGGGCGCAGCGCATCAGCTCAAAGGCGCGCTGTACCGCTTCAAGCCTGGCCGTACCACCGCGCCGCCTAATTGGGACAATAACGGCGCGCAGATACAGGGCAAGGAGATAGCCGCCCCCATGACCGACCCGTCATTCTGGCGCGACCGCTTCGCCCTCTGTACGCTCATTTTTCGCAAGGAGGACGGCGACCAGCTGGAAATGAACGACGCGGTCGTGGGCGTAAGCCGTAAAAAAAACATTGTTACCACGCAGCTGGTGGGCATGGACGGCACCGTAAAAGAGTATGTGAACGCCGACGACTACACCGTAAAAATAGCGGTGGGCGTGCAGGCCGTCAGGGACGGCGTGTTCGTGGACGAGTACCCCACCGAGGGCATAAAGCAGCTGCGGGCATTTTTCGACCTTAACGAGCCTATTATGGTTAATAGCTCTTTTCTGGAAATTTTCGACATCGACCGCCTGGTCATTACCGATTTTTCCGTGGAGCAGGCCACAGAAAGCAATTACCAGCCGTTAACGCTGTCGGCCCTGTCAGATACAGAATATAACGTTTATAGCACCGAATATTAAAACCCCATTAAAATGAAAGTAATTTGCGAAATATCGCCCCGACAAATTCAAAGAGTGCTCGCCCTGTCTGACCTCAAGGACGACGAGGTGGAAAAGATAAGCGAAGCACTGCCGAAATACCAGGAAATTGACATTACCAAGTTCCTGGACGAAAACGACGACGACAACAATTATGCGCACCTGGCCCTGGCCTCTTTTGCCATGGGCGCGATCGCAAAATTGGAAGACGCATAAAACACCCGTTAAATACCCGTTAAATGTACATTTTACAGGCTAAAATAGAAATACAGGGCGACAAGTCGTGGACGGTGCCTTTCGTTACGTCGGTAGAGATAACGAGGGACACCGAAAAGCTCACAGACGAGTGCAAAATCACCCTGCCCAAGCGCATCAAGTGGGACGGCCAGGCCCAAATCCCCGTGAAGCGCGGCGACCGTGTAAAGGTATGGACGGGCTACGGCGACGACCTGGAGCTGTCATTCGCTGGCTATGTGCGCAGCGTGGGCATTAAAACGCCCGTAGTGCTCACATGCGAGGACGAAATGTTTAAGCTCAAACAAATGCCGACCACCAAAAAGGCCTACAAAAACGTAACGCTGGAAACGCTGCTAAAAGACCAGGGGCTCGAGGACGTGCAGGTCTTCGGTGAGCAGAACCTGGGGCAGTTCCGCGTAACGGACGACACGGTGGCCGCTCTGCTGGGCCGACTTCAAGAGAGTGGCATCCGCAGTTTTTACCGCTATGAAGACGGCAAGCCTGTGCTTTATTGCGGTGTAATCTTTGAGCGGGACACACAGCCCAGCCAGGTATTTGCCACGGGGGTGAACATCATAAGCGACAGCAGCCTGGAGCAACAGCAGGCGGCAAACATACGCCTGTGCATTAAGGCTGTCAGCATCATGCCTAACAACAAAAAAATAAAAGTGGAGGTCGGCGACAAAGACGGAGAGCGGCGCACGCTGCACACCTACAACAAGACCGAAAGCGAGTTAAAGGCATGGGCAGAGCAGGAAATAAAACGCCTAAAGGTGGACGGCCTGACAGGTAGCTTTACCACATTCGGCTACCGTCTGGTCGATAAGCTGGACGTTATCGGTATCAAGATGGACGGCAACAAAATGGGCGTTTATCAGGTCAAAAAAAATGTAATAAAATACGGCACGAGCGGCTACCGTCAGGAAATAACGCTCGGCTTTCGTGTAGCACAATAATGGCAGCAATAAGCAACATAATACGACAGATAGCCGCGCAGGGCAACAGTGCCAGCGTGCTGGTGGCCACTGTGTCGGCTGTGGACACCAAGACCCGCACCGTGGACGTGGAGCCTATAAACGAGGACGCGCCCGTGCTGGGCGTGAACCTGCAAGCCAATCAGGAGGCCACGCTGGGCGTGGTGCTTTTCCCGCGCGTCGGCAGCTATGTGGTCGTGGCCATGCTGTCGGGTTATGCCGCTGGCGTGGTGGTGCTGACCGAAGACGTGGAAAGCATCGAGGTAAACATCAACGACGGCACAAAGCTGACCATTACAGAGGACGGCATCAGCCTGAACGTAAAGGACGGCAGCACGCTGGACATCGACGACAGCGCGGCGGTCTTCAACGGCGGCAAGCTGGGCGGTCTTATCAACATTGAAGACCTGACCAAACGCATTAACGCCATTGAAAAAGATATTAACAATCTTAAATCGGTCTTTTCTAAATGGGTGCCCACACCACAGGACGGCGGCGCAAAACTCAAAGCTGCCGCCACTTCATGGGCAAGCTCACAGCTGACGTTATCGAAGCGCGGCGACTATGAGGACGAGGCCGTAAAACATTAAGCAATGAAAGGGTTAATAACAGACACCAAGACGGGCGACCTGCTAATCGGCAGGGACAAGCTGGGCGCGGTAACAGACTGCGAGGAGCAGGTGTGTGAAAGCGTGCTGCTGGCCATGCGCGGAGAGTTCAAAGAATTTCCGCTGCTGGGGGCAGAGGTGCGCCAGCAGCTGGGCGGGTGTGTTGACCCGTTCTGGCCACAGGAAACAAAAAAAATGCTGCGCGCCTGCAAGGTGGCGGCGAACACAGTAAAGCTGCAAGAGGACGGCACCCTAACAATACAGTAAAATGATAGTAACGGTTAAAGACAGACAGAGCCTCCTCGACGTGGCCATTCAGGTGCTGGGCAGCCCCACAGGAGTGTTTGCCCTGGCAGAGCGCAACGGGTTAAGCATTACCGACCGCCTGACCGACGGCCAGCAGCTGACCTATGACCTGGCCGACATCGAGGACACCCGCACCGCCGAGCTGGTGGCAGCGCGCGGCATCTGCCCCGCTACGGAGATACCGACCAAGGACGAGAAGGCCCTGCTTTCCCGCGTGAAGCCGTATCGGCCTACGGTTATACTGCCGCCATGGGTGCGCCCCATTGTGCTGCCCAATTTCGGTACCATGTACGACAGCGGCGTAACGGCTGTAAAGGCGAAGACCGAAGCGGAAACGGTGGCCGTGGAAAACGTGCTCGACAAGACATTCAGCACGGCCAAAAAGGCCGCCGCCAACAAAGAGGCCGCGCCCAAGGAAAGCGGCCAGGCAGTTACAAATATTTTCGGTGAACAATTTAACGACACATTCGCATAATGGAATTAACAGACATACAGCTTCAGACATTCGAGCCGCAGGCCCTGCAAGAGCGGGCGGCTGCTATCCGCGACGCTGTGGCTAATAAGGCCGTAACGCCTACCATGGTGGGCGCGCTCTTTGCCGACCTCATAGACACCTGCGGCGACATTCGCACGGCATTGCAGCTGTTTTTAGGCACCAACGTGCCCGAAATAACGCAGGACATCGACAACCGCCTGGCGGGCGCAGACAGCGCGGCAGAGGCCGCCACAGTTGCCGCCCAGAAAGCAGAGGCCACCCGCGCGCTGGTGGCAGAACTGACCGACACCCTGCAAGCGCAGGCCGTCAGCCGACCGACCCCCTCGCAGGTGGTAATAGACAGCTACCCCAAGGAGGTAACGCTGGCCGCCGACGTGCACCCGCGAATTAACGCCCGCGCCGTTCCTGGCTATTGTGAGGGCGGCGTCCTCTTCATTGCCGACAACCGCGCGTTAATGATAACCCCCGACGGCATCATTACACCGACCGCCACGGGCACGACCCTGGTAAACGTGGTCGCCGTGCACAAATCGACAGTTTACAAGCAGCTGACCATAGCCGTGGTGCCCCCGCGCGTCAGAACCACGGCGGCGGGCGGTATGCGTCTGGACAAAAACGGTAACATAAGACTGACATAATGGCTACGCAATACCAGAATTATAAAAGCGACTTTGTCCTGCGGGAGTCTTTTCTGGACATCACAGGCAAAGCGGTGCCCCTGCCCACCGACATAGACTTCACGCTCCGCTATTGGACACAGCACGGGCGCGAATATGTGGCCAGCCGACAGGGCGGCGTTTACCAGAACTGTGCCCCCGAAGAGGGCGGCACGCTGCTGGTCTTTTTCAAGGCTCACAACCTTTGCGAGGGAGAGCTGCACCATGAGCTGCATTTGGCTTTGGATAATCCCGCATTTGAGGGAGGCACGCAAAATGTCTTTTATCCTGCCGACCTGCACATTCTGCTGTGGGACAAAAGCAGTAGCACCGAGAAGCTGACCAGCGGCCTGGTGGCAGACTACACGCGCGGCCATGCCTTTACCTTTGACGACTTCACAGCTGACCAAATCAAGCAGCTGCAACAGCCAGCCAAGGAGGCCGCCGACCGCTACGACACGGCCCTGGCCGACTACGACCGAAGAGCAGCCGAACAGGTGGGGCGCGTCAGCGACGTGGCCGACGTGCTGCGCGGTCTGGAGGACGACTTCAAGGCCGACCACACAAAGCTGGTGCAGGATATGACCAGCACCACCGACGCGGCCCGCTCTGCCCTGGCATCGGCAGAAGAGAAAGCAGCGGCAGCGGCCAAGGCAGCAGCCACCGCCACGGCAGAGGCCCAGGCGGCCCAGAAGCGAGCCGACGCAGCCGCCAACCGCGCCGACACAGCATCGACCACCGCCGAAGAGGCCGCCACAGCGGCAGCCAAGGCCCAGGCCGAAGCAGATAAGGCCACCGACGCGGCCAACAAGGCCAAGGCCGCAGCCACCCAGGCCGCAGCTGCCGCCACGGCGGCAGCTGGCGACGCTACGGCCAACGCCCAGGAAGCCCGCACGGCAGCACATGCGGCCACCGCCGCCATAAAGACGGTCGGGCAGGTAACTGACGACGCGCGCAGCATCGCGGAACGGGCAGAGGCCGCCGCAGCTGCCGCCAACGCCGCGAAGACAGCAGCCGACAAGGCCACAGCCGCAGCCACCAAGGCAAAGGCAGACGCAGACGCGGCCACGGCAGCAGCCAACAAGGTAAAAGCCGACGCAGACGCGGCCACAGCCGCCGCCATAGCCGCCGCACAGCGTGCAGAGGCCGCCACACAGGCCACCGAGCAGCAGCGCGCCATACTTGAGGCACTAATTGATCGTGCCCAGCATGTAACCGCTGGCGTGCCTACGGGCATGGAGGTGGAGGCACCCGCTACCGTTACCATGGGCAACCCCGTAAAGCAGTATGTGCGCGGCAGAGTGCTGCCGACCTCTGCGCTGCAAAACGTGCTTTACCTGGCCGACGGCAAGGCCGTGGACGTATTGCCCGACGGCGAAATAGTGCCCCAGGCAATAGGCACCAGCCGCGTGCATGTAATCCCGACCGACGGCACGCGCTTTTACAAGACAATACAGGTGGAAACGGTAGCCCCGCGCATCAGGACGACAGCGGCGGGCACCATGCGCCTGGACAAACAAGGAAACATTCGTTTAACGTAATCTAAAAACATAATTAAAATGGCTTTTACAGCAGAACAGGAGCAGGGCATGTTAGACATGCTGGCTGCATTCAACAACGGAAAGCGCATAAATGACCTGCCCGAAGCGACAGGCGCGCTTAAAGACATGAGCGTCGAGGTAATGGACGAGACGGGCGAAACACGCCGCATCGAGCTTGCCAAGGCCGTAGAACAGGCAAGCAATGCCATAGCTGGCCGCTATTGGAACGAGGCCAACAACACCAGCACCGCCGCAGGCTATTACGGTAGCCTGGAAGCTCTGCGCAAGCTACCCGTTAAATTGGGGCTGGGTCGCTACCTGGTAACAGACGACCGCAAGAAGCGCAAGCTCGACCCATTCGACAGCACCCGTTACGCCGACGGCACCCCCGCCGCCCTGGACGGCACACAGGGACAGTGCATGTGGTGCTGGGGCGAGTTTTACGCCAACATCTGGAAAGAGGGTAACAACCTAATCAAGGCCGTAACATTCGACAAGCCCGTGGGCAACGGCGTAAGCATCAAAATACCCGCTGGCGGCATTTCCTGGCTGGGTGCTGCCGTCGTAGACCGCACAAACCAAAAGCTGTGCAGCCTCATTTCAGAGGCCGAGCAGTACCGTGGCGGCGGTGGCTCTGCACTCAACCCCGCCAGCTACGAAAAGGCACCCGCCGCGACCGCCCCGCAAATTACCATGCTGGGAATGCCCGCGACGGTCATAAGCACGACCAATTTTGGCACCTACGCCCGCAAGCGCGGCCAGGGCTGGGAGGCTAATTGGTTTGTAGCCCGTTTCGTGGTGGAGTTCCTGGAGGAGATAATCATGGGCACCGAAAATTTACAGGAGGCCTTTAATGCTGAAAAGGACGCAAACGGCCTCTATCAGGGCGGCTTTGGCTCTGGCGTGACCACCATGTCAGACTGGAGCAAGTACAACGGCGCATACCCCCTAATCCCTACCAGCGTAGGCCTGGAAGCTGGCGACGGCGTGTGTGTGGTGCCTTACAGCCTGCCGCAGACCGACGGCGCAGAGGGCGACGCATATAAGACCTTTAACGTGCCTGTATTCTTTGGCCTGGTAGGTGCTGGCTTCGGCCACCTCTGGCAGTGGGTGCGCGGTCTTATCATGGACGCGGGCGAGGAGAAATCGCTGGTATATGTTACCCCCAGCATGTACGCCGACTATGACCCCGCCGAGGTAACAGATAAAATCCTGGTGGCAGAATGCCCGCGCGTATCGGGCTACATCAAGCGCAAAAGCTATCAGGGATTATGCTGTATGCCCACAGAGGTGGGCGGCAGTGCGACCATTCGTTTTGCCGACTATTTTTACACCAATGTGGACACCTCTAAGGGTCTTCGCGTGCGTGCCGCTGGCGGTAACGCGGACCTTGGTACGGCTGCGGGCGCGTCGTACTCGAATGCGTATTACACGGCTACGGATGCGGGCTCGCATTGCTCCGCGCCGCTCTGCTATTTTGAGGCCGACCCCACAATCCCCACGACCCAGAAAATAGGCTAAATCATAGGAAACAAAAAGCATGGAAGCCCACAACGGCGGGGGCGGGTGCGAGCGCGAATGCGACCCCCAACCCCGCCGCAGGCGGGCGAAAATCTTAAAGCTGCAAAAACAACGGGCTGCCACGTTTGGCAGCTGGCGGAACCTCACTGCGTGGTAGGTCTTCGC